GCATCAGATTATCCCTTGGACCAAGGAGGAAAAACAGTGAGCAAACATGGCTTCTTCTCCCCTATCGCCGAATACGATGGGTTCGATTATGCGTCCGGCAGGTCGTTCTGGCGTCGTCGTTCGCTGCCGTCGCTCCTGTGCGAGTGGCTTGGCGAATGGTTCCGTGGCGTGAGGGCGGCTCGCATGGGCTATTCGACCTGGCTGTACGTCCAGTGTTCCGGTGGCTGCATGATTCCAGTGGACATGCTGGATTGGGATACGGATTGGATTGATTGATGTCGGCGGCGTCCCCCAGCCGTCGATGATATGGTGTTTTTGATCGGAAAGGAGTGTGGCATGGGGTTGCGTGAGCTGCGGAAACGTTCGAACATCACGTTGGAGCAGTTGAGCGCGTTGACCGGCTATGACATGCCGAGGTTGAGCCGGTATGAGACGGTTGACGATGACGCTCGGAACATGTTTCTGGGCACGGCGGCATCGTTGGCGCGGATACTGCATTGCAACGTGTTGGACCTGTATCCCGATGAGCATGTGTGGCGTGGTGGCGTGGCGGCTGGTGTCGTCGGCTTGAGGAACATCCGCTTGTCGCGTGGGTTGACGCAGACGCAGTTGGCTGGCATGAGTGGTGTCGCACGACCGAACATCTCATGGTTCGAGACCGGTTATCGTCCTGTTTCGCAAATGTATTTGCGGACGGCGTTACGATTGTCTGAGGCGTTGCAATGCGACCCTGTGGATTTTCTTACGGAAGGATACTGACATGGGCATGAGGGAACTCAGACTGAAGCGCGGCATGACGCAACAACAGCTCGCCGACAAGGCAGGGCTTACTCAACAACGTATCGGAGCCTATGAGAATGGTGTCAATTCTATCGAGAATATGACGCTTGATAAGGCGATTCGTATTTGTGACGCGTTGCATGTCAAGAATCCTCGCAAACTTTTGGAAGATGATTCTGACTCTGAATCTTCTGCGGATTCTAAGTGATCCGCTAGGGCGGGCATGCGTCTTTACGGCCATGCCCGCTCACGAATAAGTTGAGCCGGATAGTTGCAGCTATCCGGCTCGATTGCTCAGTAATTATTACCAATCTAACTAACTAGAGCACTCTCATTTTAGCAAGGGGGCTGGAAAGAGAGTATCTGAAATGACTATACTTATTGACAACAGCAAGGCAGTGGAAATCTCTATCCGCGAGTGGGATGAGGAAAACACGCAGTACGGCCTCGACTGGTCTGCTGATTTTTATGATGTCGGCAGGTTGAAGACCGTTGACGGCCCAGAGC